TTTAATTTCAGGTTTTAACTGTTCAACACCAGCTTCAACTTCAGCTTCAGCTTCAGCTTCAGCTTCAGCTTTATTTTCAGTACCTTCAGTTATACCAAGAGATTTCCCATCATTATTGAAAATAATACCGCCCAATTCCTCCGCCTGCGGGCCGTAAAATCCTCCTTCTACACGAAGACCATTAGCTTGGAAGGTTGTGGGGTTGGTCGAACCAGTTCCCGAAAGATTGATGCCGGTATCCCGAGTGTGTGCTGTCGCGTAGAAACCGTTGCCCTCAATCTTGCCGTTTTCAATATGGAAAGCAGGTTTTACACCGTTTTGCTCCGTCAGCGTTCCAGAAATCGATTTCTTGCCGAAATCAACGGTAAATACTGCTTTTGCCGCTTTTTCATCCGCCTGATTGTCCCATTGAATGGGTTTGCCGATACGCGCTTCCCAAGTGCCGGTATAGCGTGCTTCTCCAGTTTTCGGAATATCCGTTTCCGCCGTGCGGATACCTTTCAGGAAAAGGTCGATGTCCCTGCCAGGGGCTTCCGGGGCAGGCAGGATGGCGTTTGAACCGCTGCCGCTTTCTGCCGGCGATTCTTCTTCGGTTTCTTCGGCTTCTTCGGGTTCAGCTTCTTCTTCGGTTTCTTCTTCGACGATTTCTTCGTCTTCTTCGCTTTCATCTTCGGAAACTTCGGCTTCTTCGCCTTCATCTTCGGAAACTTCGTCTTCGCTTTCTTCGGCGATTTCTTCTTCGTCTTCGCCGTTATCAACGCCTGCATCCTCTTCGTCCCCCTCTTCATCCTGCGCCTTCGGTTTGACGGCGGGGCGTTCGGTTTGCATCCGTCCGATTTTCACATAGTTCAGAAAATCGCAGCAGGCTCGGATTATCTTTTTCCTGCCGTCGGCAAGAACGATGGTTTGAGTATCTTTGAGCAAGGAGATTTCACGCCCTTCGACAAGAAGTTTGTCGGGATGACCAAAATCGGGCATAGAGGAAACCTCAAACGGACGGGCTTTTTTATCAGCCGCCTCGTCAACGGAAATTTTTAGAGAATCCAAGATTTTGGTGTGTTTTCCAGACGGCAGGGCAGGTTTTGTATCTGCTGCGTTTGCTGCCTCTGTTTTTTGTTTGCCTGCGAATACGCCGAATACGCTGTTGTCGTTGCTGATAAACCGTCCGGCAAGCTCTTCCCCCTTATCGCCGAAAAAACCGCCCTCAAGCCGCTGATCAGCATTGGTATGGAAAAACAAATGCTCCTTATTGGCATGGTTTGTCGCTAAATCAGGATTGACACTGGCACTGCCGGTAAAGCGGTTGCCGTCCAATTTTGCAGTAATGTTGTAAATGGTCAGTGGGTTTTTGGGCTCATTTAGATTACTTTTATTTTGCACATACTGATTTTTAATTAATTGACCCGTCAAAGTTTTCTTATAAAAATCAACCGTATATTTGGCAGGATGCCTTTCTCGGTCATCGGCATCCCTAGCCGCATAAGAAGTTGCACCAATCTCATTACCATAATATGTGGTATAACCCAAATCCTCACTGGCAACCGCCTGACCTGTCCGACGACGTTTGGCATCGGTCATATATTGCCAGTTACCGGAATATTCCACCATTCCCGCGCTCGGTAAAGATTGGGAAGGATGTTCTCCGGAATAATATACAAAACCGTCATAGCCTAAACGATTAGAAATCTGCCTGTAATTTGAAATCCGCTTAATTTCATCTTCTCCCTTTGCATATACATAACCTGCATCTACAAATTTATAACTATCTTTTCCATTTTCATTTTCTGATGTCCTAATTTTTACATTAGGATTGCGTTGATGAATTTTATCTTCAAGCTGCTTACGTTGATCTTTTTTTGAACCGTATAAAAACAGGATATCTTCCTCTTTAAACGACAGCTCTTCTTCTGCTTGTTTGCTATTTGGAATTGCCGTGCCATCTTCACGATGAAAAGCAGTATTCCGTCTCAACAGCCGCATTGCCGCACCAACGGCGGGCTGGTTGACCGGCGTGGTTTCTATAGAAGGCCCGGCAGGGGGGGGAGTGGGAACGTCCTTAGACTTGAAAGTGACGGGGTACGCGGTCGGCGTTGATTCGACAACAGGCTGCACGCCGAAATTGCCGCCGATACAAGATGCTAAAAGTAAGGGCAACAAGACAATGCCGCCATAATTCGGTTTACACATCCCTACTTTTCCTCCTATTTGATTAATAATAATTATCATTATATTAATATGTACAGATAATATCAAGCCGTTTTTATAGTGAATTAACAAAAATCCGGACAAGGCGACGAGCCGCAGACAGTACAGATACATTCCGTCATTCCCACGAACCTACATCCCGTCATTCCCACGAACCTACATTCCGTCATTCCCACGAAAGTGGGAATCCAGTTCGTTCGGTTTCGCTTGTTTTAAGTTTCGGGTAACTTCCACTTCGTCATTCCCGCGCAGGCGGGAATCCAGTTTTTTGAGTTTCAGTCATTCCCGATAAATTGCCTTAGCATTGAATGTCTGGATTCCCGCCTGCGCGGGAATGACGGGATTTGAGATTGCGGCATTTATCGGGAGCAACAGAAGCCGCTCTGCCGTCATTCCCACGAAAGTGGGAATCCAGTTCGTTCGGTTTCGCTTGTTTTAAGTTTCGGGTAACTTCCACTTCGTCATTCCCACGAAAGTGGGAATCCAGTTTTTTGAGTTTCAGTCATTTCCGATAAATTGCCTTAGCATTGAATGTCTAGATTCCCGCCTGCGCGGGAATGACGGATTTTAGGTTGGGGGCATTTATTGGGAAAAGCAGAAACCGCTCCGCCGTCATTCCCACGAAAGTGGGAATCCAGTTCGTTCGGTTTCGCTTGTTTTAAGTTTCGGGTAACTTCCACTTCGTCATTCCCGCGAACCTACATTCCGTCATTCCCACGAAAGTGGGAATCCAGTTCGTTCGGTTTCGCTTGTTTTAAGTTTCGGGTAACTTCCACTTCGTCATTCCCACGAACCTGCATCCCGTCATTCCCACTAAAGTGGGAATCCAGGACGCAAAATCTCAAGAAACCGTTTTACCTGATAAGTTTCCGCACTGACAGACCTAGATTCCCGCCTTATATGATGCGCTCTATCAAAGGGGCGCATTAATTTTCTTAACATTCCCCTTTGACAGCCAAGTGAAAGGGGCTTTTTTATGTCAGCAGTAAATGTAATATTTTCCTGTTCTTATTGGAGAATATTTAAAAAATCAGATTCTTGTGTTTTGTGTTTTTATCAGTTCAGACATGGCGAACCGCATAAACTCATTAATCAAGAGAATTTTTCAAAGCTTTATCAGGCGTTCGATTATATAGATTCGGTTGGTTCGAATTTTCCAGTGATTATCACAACGGATGGTTGTGGTCTTTTTTGTTGATCTTTAAAAGTTTGTCAGGATTTGGCTTTCGGTCGTTGACCGTCGTACGCGCTTTAGCGCGGAAGACGGGAAACGGCTGAAAGCCCCCCCTTGACTAACAGGGGGGGAGCGAAATTAAAAACCAATTCCAAGAGTAGTGAACGAATGAGTGAAGTTGAATATTTCTCACACTTTATATCGGACGGAAAAGGGAAGCTTTTAGAAATTCCGCAGCGAAGAGGTAAGCAAGACGGGGTTTTTGTTGATTGGATTTCATTCACATTCCATGAAGATACTTTACTGAAAGTTTCCGGTTGCCCTTTATTTTCTGATGCTGAATACATGTATGTATTAAGCAGAAAGCTGGAAGAAATTCTAGGTTTTGGCATAACGCGCAAATGCAAATCAAGGGGCAACAAATTCTATGAATCCATGTATAGGTTAGGTTCGGATGATGTTGATTATGGAGAGGTGCATTTCGGAGGTCAGCGCAATACTGTTTTAGTTGAGTTGAAAGGTACTGGTTGCAGCGTTGCAAGTCCGGGTTGGGAGTTGAGGCTAAAGCAGTTTCTCGATGATTCGATAAGGACAAGAATAACGCGAATTGACCTAGCACTTGATTTTTTTGATGGAGAGTACACGCCGGATCAGGCGTTGTTAGATCACGATAATGGTTTTTTTGATAACAGCAATCAAAGGCCGAAATCTGAAACGATCGGTACGGCTTGGCGGAATGAGGACGGGAGCGGCAAGACATTTTATGTAGGTCGCAAGAAAAATTCTCGTTTTGTTCGTGTTTATGAGAAAGGCAGGCAGCTTGGAGATAAAGAAAGCAAATGGGTAAGGTTCGAGATCCAGTTTAATTATGGAGATATAGAAATACCCTTGGATATTTTAATAAATCAGGGTTCGTATTTCTGTGGAGCTTTTCCAATTTGTAGAAAATTTAAAAATATGCCGGTTCCCGAAAGGTTTGATCAGAGAAAGAAAAAGCTTAATTTAACTTTCGAGCATAAATTGCATTACGCGAAAAACGCGGTTGGAAAACTGGTCAATTTCATGATTGAAATGGGTTTTGATAATAGCGAAATTGTGGAATCTTTAAAGGCAGATTCGGGATTTCCCAAAGGATTAGAACCTGAAAAATATGCTCTGGAAATGTTAAGGGACGGTTTGAAACACGGTTTTATTCATGAACAGCCGGATATTGATTTGGAAATTGAACTTGATGAATTGGGGGTTATTGCTTTTAAAAATTCTGACAAATTCGATAGGGAAAAAAGGCTTTTTAGTCCTGATTATGATGTCGAGAAAGAAAGGAAATATCAGGAATATTTAAGTAAAGTTTATCATCAAAATGTAGATTATGATTATTTTTAAAGGAAATCAAAATGTTTAATCAAACTCAAACTGTAACTTATCCTGCAACTTTTTTGGGAGCCAAAAAATTCAAAGGCGAAATTGATGGCTCTAATATCGACACTTGTTCCGTATTGGTTGCAACACCTTTGCCGGCACAGTCGGGAAATGCTGTTGGATTCACGGCAGCACAAATGAAGTTCGGGGACAGTAAGAATTTCTCAAAATTAGAGAATCTCAAATACCCGTGCGAAGTTATGGTAACGGTTGAAATGACTTCGACAGGTAAGGGCATGGTTCCTTCATTAATTGATTTTCAGGTGGCAGAAAAGCCGAAAGGTTGATTTATGAAATTTGAAGAACGTTTCATAGTTCAAGACTTGGAAACGCATGACTTTATTTATCCCGATCCTTTCGGTGATGTGGGGTTTACTCAAAATATTAAATCAGCAGGTCAATTTGAAAGCTACGAAGATGCGTTGAATTCAGGCATAAATGAAATAGGCGGAGGATTCCAGATATTTCAGTTCTTCGTAAAATCGGAATAAAAGAAAAACAGGCTCGGCGGGCGGTCTGTCAACCTTTCACAAAGCCCGCAACAAAGGAAAAATATCATGAAAATGAACCTTGCAACACTAATTATCGGCTGGGTGGTCTGTATGTTTCTTTTTCTTTTCGCAATCCTCTATTTTATCGGCTAAAAACGAGATTCGGAAAAGACTTCGTCCGGATGAAGCAAGTCAAGAAGTCGTCTTATTTTAAATATCAAAAAAGGAAAAAACGATGAACATCGTTAAAAAATACGCTGTAAAAGCAGCCTTGGCAGCCGGTATCTTCACACCGGCCATTGTTATGGCAGATACCTTTGATCCATCCGCGATTGGTACGCAAGTAGCGAATGTAATCATGGGTTTCGTGTCAATGGTTTCCGCCGTGGGTATGGCGGCCATTACCGTGATTCTTGCAATCCAAGGCTTCAAAATGGCTTGGAGCATGATTAAATCTGTCAAATAAACAGAGTGAAGAAAAAGGGGCGTATAAATGGGCTATCGTGTCGGCATAAATTGTTTTGATACAAGATTGCATGCAGACGACTATTTATTGTCGTCCCTTCCTCCTACTGTTACCCAGGACGGAAAAATCATCAGGCCGGAAAGGGTGGGCGATAAATGGATTTTGAACGGAAAGCCGGTTACGTTGTCTTATCCGGAATGTTCCAATTTTGAGCAGATAAAGCAAGGTTCTTATGTCGGTTCGACGGTTCTAATTCTGTTTGTAGTCATTTACGGTTTCAGGCTTCTGATTAATTTTTTAAAAGACATAGGCAAGGTTGGGACTGATTGATGATTATAGATTTCTGGTTTCTTCTCGGTTTCTTCTTGGCTTTGTCTGTTGCTTGGCTGTTTTGGTAACGGTTGGTAGAATCGGCTTTTTAGAGTGTTTTAAAAGGTCCGAATTATGTTTATTTCTGAATATCATTTAGTTAAATTTCAAACTGATTCACATATTTATAGAGATTTACCACAAGCGTTAATTTATTATAGGGAATTGATTAGAAAAGGGGTTTTTAAAACTTCGTTTTCATTTGATATTTTTAGGAATTTCTTTCATCGTTATGATAGAGATTTTATAGAAATTCAATTCCCTGATTCTTCTACATTATTAATTAAATTAGATGAAGCAAAATGTTATGTTTATTATCCTAGGGCGAAATTTTTTAAAGATTATCCTATGCTTTAGTTTTTTTGTATCTAAATTTGCATTGGCATCAGTAAATGCTCCGGGTAAATTTGATAGGGTTGAAGTTTATGATGATGGCAGATATTTAGGTATTCGAGGTTCAGATGACAAAAGAAGAAGAATTTGGAAAGGTGTATTTGATAGAGAATCGGGAAGATATTTAACTTCAGAAGCTCAAGATTTAAAAGTTAGGCATGTATCTACTGGAGCATCAAGTACGGGTAAAGTTAGTTCGGTTGTATCTTCATCAGTTTCCCGCGCTGGCGTATTGGCGGGGGTCGGCAAACTTGCCCGCTTAGGCGCGAAATTAAGCACAAGGGCAGTTCCTTATGTCGGAACAGCCCTTTTAGCCCATGACGTATACGAAACTTTCAAAGAAGACATACAGGCACAAGGCTACCAATACGACCCCGAAACCGACAAATTTGTAAAAGGCTACGAATATAGTAATTGCCTTTGGTACGAAGACAAAAGACGTATTAATAGAACCTATGGCTGCTACGGCGTTGACAGTTCGATTATGCGCCTTATGTCCGATGACAGCAGATTCCCCGAAGTCAAAGAATTGATGGAAAGCCAAATGTATAGGCTGGCACGTCCGTTTTGGAATTGGCATAAAGAAGAACTGAATAAATTAAGTTCTTTGGATTGGAATAATTTTGTTTTAAATCGTTGCACATTTGATTGGAATGGCGGAGATTGTGTGGTCAATAAAGGTGATGATTTCAGAAATGGGGCTGATTTTTCCCTTATTCGCAATTCAAAATACAAAGAAGAAATGGATGCCAAAAAGCTGGAAGAGATTTTATCGTTGAAAGTCGATGCCAATCCCGACAAATACATAAAGGCAACCGGTTATCCCGGTTATTCCGAAAAAGTAGAAGTCGCACCCGGAACAAAAGTGAATATGGGTCCCGTCACGGACAGGAACGGGAATCCCGTTCAGGTTGTCGCAACATTCGGCAGGGATTCGCAAGGCAACACCACGGTGGATGTTCAAGTAATCCCGCGTCCCGACTTGACCCCCGGAAGCGCGGAAGCACCGAACGCACAGCCGCTGCCCGAAGTATCGCCCGCCGAAAACCCCGCAAACAACCCGAACCCCAATGAGAACCCCGGCACGAGCCCCAATCCCGAACCCGACCCCGATTTGAATCCCGATGCAAATCCCGATACGGACGGACAGCCCGGCACAAGACCCGATTCCCCCGCCGTTCCGGACCGCCCAAACGGTAGGCATCGCAAAGAAAGGAAAGAAGGCGAAGACGGCGGGCTTTTGTGCGATTATTTTCCGGAAATCCTAGCCTGTCAGGAGATGGGCAAACCTTCAGACGGCATGTTTCACGATATAAGCATACCGCAGGTTATAGACGATAAAACATGGTCTTCACATAACTTTTTACCGTCTAACGGCGTATGTCCGCAGCCGAAAACCTTTCATGTTTTCGGTAGGCAATATCAGGCAAGCTATGAGCCGTTATGCGTGTTTGCCGAAAAAATCCGTTTTGCCGTACTGCTCGCCTTTATCATTATGTCGGCTTTTGTCGTTTTCGGTTCGTTGAAGGGGAAATAAATGCCATTACTTGCCGGTCTGATTCCACTTTTAGGCATACTTCTGAAAATGCTGATTGTCAGAATAATCCTTGCAACAGGTCTGACATTTGTAACCTATGCCGGGTATCTCATCGCGCTGGAAAAGTTCAAAGACTACACGTCAAATGCGATCAATTCCATGCCTTCCGACATACTGAACCTTCTTTTAATTTCGGGATTCGGTCAGGGGTTGGGCTACCTGTTCGGCGCATTCTCGTTCTTCATTGGTATGCACGCATTCAAAAAACTGACGTTTGTCTTTCCAGGATGAGGTAGAAGCATGATTTATCTGTTTACAGGAAACATGGGGACAGGCAAAACCTCCCGCGTCGTCTCTATGATTTTGAACAACGAAGACGGATTGTTCAAAATGAAATTGGAAGACGGCACAGAGGTAGACAGACCGCTTTATTTCTGCCATATCGACGGATTGGATAAACGGCAGTTTAAAGCCCACGAACTGACGGAAGAGCAAATCATGTCCGCCCCGCTTCGTGATGTCATACCGGAAGGCGCAGTGCTGATTGTTGACGAAGCGCACTACACTTATCCGGTACGCGCGGCAGGCCGTCCCGTTCCGCCTTATATTCAGGAACTGACAGAACTCCGCCATCACGGGCATACCGTTATTTTGATGACGCAGCACCCGAGCCAACTTGATATATTCGTCCGCAACCTTGTTTCAAAGCATGTACACCTTGAACGCAAGGCAATCGGAATGAAACAGTATTATTGGTATAAATGCGTAACCTCGTTGGACAATCCCGCAGGCGTAAGCGGCGTAGAAGTCGCAAGTTGGAAACCGCCGAAAGAAGCCTTTAAATACTATAAATCAGCAAGCCAGCACCAAAAGTTCAAGAAAAAAGTACCTTGGGCGGTTTGGGCGTTGATTGCGATTGTAGGGTTTGTAGGCTGGAAAAGTTACGGCATTTTTAAAGTTTACAGCAAAGCCACAGACAGCCGGATTGAGCAGGAAGCGCAAAAAGAAAGCGTTGTGCAGACGATGACGGAGCAGCCTGCATCATCAGAGGAAATGCCTTTAAAAAATTCAGACAATTTGAAACCTGAAGACTTTGTGCCGACTTTACCCGAAAAGCCCGAAAGCAAGCCTATTTATAACACAGTCCGACAAGTAAAAACCTTTGAGCAAATCGCCGGATGTATAGACGGCGGAAAATCAGATTGCACATGCTATTCAAATCAAGGAACACCCTTGAAAGAAATAACAAAGATAATGTGTAAAGAATATGTGAAAAACGGGTTGCCTTTCAATCCTTATAAGGACGAACAGCAAAGGACGGAACAGGTGGAACAGTCCGCGAAAGCGGACAAGCCGCAAGTTCTCGTAATGGGCGGAAAGCCGTAGCAAAATCTCATGTACGACAACTGAAGAGCGCGGAAAACCGTTTGAAGGAATTGGCGGCGGAGTCGTAAAGCAGAAAGTTCAATCCCTACCCCTCAGGATGGCTTGAGCTGAGTGAAGGGGGTTAATTGCTAGAATGGCTGTTTTTTTTAAAGTGTCTCAGTCTGGAATCGCTTCGTTCGGGGGTTGTAGGTGCAGGAAAATAGGGCAGAAAAAAGGAAAAGGGGGAAGCTTTGTAAAGATTGGGCGCGCTTTTTACCCAATCTTTATGAATACCCCCTTTTCCTTTTTTATGAACTGTTTTTCAATACCGGAAACCCCCGAACGGAGTGATTCCAGACTGAGATACGCCCAAAAAAAATCAGACATTCGGGTCGCAACAGAAACCTTTACCAAAACCTGCGACCCCAATAAAATCAGATACGGCAAAGGCGATAAGCTTCAAGCCCTGAATGAGTAAATCAGCCCATTGAGGGCTTGGCGTTTGACGAAACACCAAGTAAAGCCCACGACTTCGAAAGTACGGCCAAAGCGTACAGCTTGTAAGAAAGATAGAAGCGTGGGCTTTCGTACATCTTAAGTTTGAACACTATCTAGGGCAAAAAGCCCGAATTAATAAGGTTAAACCATGTACTTAGGAATAGACGTTTCAAAGCTCACAATAGATTGCTGTTTGATTGTAGACGGTCAAAATTATCAAAAGAAGTTTCAGAACAACAAAGGAGGATTTGAACAATTAATAAATTGGCTACAAAGTCATAAAGTAAACGATAAGCTCCATTGCGTGTGCGAAGCAACAGGCACATATTACGAAGCATTAGCCGAATATCTTTATTCAAGATATACAATTACCGTAGAGAATCCACGAAAGATAAAAGGATATGCGATAGCAGAACTACAACGATCAAAAACAGATACACAAGACGCAAAGTTGATAGCCCAATATTGCCAAGACCGAAAGCACAAATTAAAAGCATGGAAACCGCCGACAAAAGAACAGAAGCAATTACAGGAAATCGCCCGATATTTAGACTATCTGAAACAGCAACGCGCAACAGAAAAAGCTAAACAACACGAAGCACCCGACTATATCAAATCCCATATTCAAACAACTATTTCAAACCTGACAGCACAAATACAGATAGTCAAAAAGCAATTACTCCAGTTCTACAAAGACAATCCAAGTTATAACAATCTACGCAAAAGGCTGAAAACAATAACAGGCATAGGCGAGCAAGCGACAGCAGTATTGCTATCAACCTATAAAAGACATGAATTTAAAAATGCAAGACAGTTCACGGCTTATCTAGGCCTAGACCCTAGAAAATTTCAATCAGGAACAAGCGTGAACGGAAAAAGCAGAATATCAAAAATAGGAAGTTCGGAAATAAGGAAAAGCCTTTATATGCCTGCACTTGTTGCATATCGTTGTAATGCCTTCCCTGAATTTGTAGGGCGTCTGAAAAATAAAGGGAAGCATATAAAATTGATATTAATTGCCATCATGCGGAAACTGGCGGTAATAGCGTTTACGATTTTGCAAAACGGCCAAGATTTCCAAGTGGAAAGATATAAATAAAAAATTAAACTGGGCTTTCGCCGGTGATTTTCAATTTATTGAAAATAAAGTATAAATTAAAACATCAAATCCATTCAAAACGAAACAAACATCCCGAAAAAGTCGGGGTGCGCATTCTTGCAACTTCAAGAAATGTAAAGTTATTTGACCGTGAAATACACTATCTTTTTTTCAACAAGCCACCACAGCAATCAGACAAAAGCAACCCACCGCCACACCCATGTCGGCAGTACGGCCGGACAAACCACCATCCGAAGCGGCGGGGATACCACCCTCAAAGGTGCTCAGCTTATCGGCATAGGCATACAGGCAGACCCCCAACTACAACCCTGACGACTATTGGTGGAACCGATATTAACTGACCCCCAAAAGTTGGACAGTTTAATCAAGCGGCTTTCAGGGACTGAATTCTGTACTGAACAGGGCTCAGTCCTTTTAATTTCAACTTGATTCTATCGTTGTTGTAGTAACGGATATATTCGTGCAGTACAGCTTCCAATTCGGTAACGGAATCATATTTGCACGTATGGAAACATTCCGATTTCAACGTTCCGAAGAAACTTTCCATTGCCGCATTGTCCAAGCAGTTTCCCTTGCGGGACATACTCTGAACCAGACCGTTGTCTTTCAACTGCTTTTGATAAATATCATGGATATGCCGTTTCAAATCGGCATATTTGTCTTCTGCCGATTGGACAACCAATTGGTAATAGAAGGTGCCGCGTGGCAGTCCGACAATCACCAACAGCAGTTCAACGGATGGCATTGCCTTAACCCTGCGACGAGTTGCGTTCTTTCTACCGCACTTCTTTCCCATAGATTAAGGCATCGAGCTTTTTTAGGGCAGCCATTTCCGCTTTAAGGCAAGCCAATTCCGCAAGCAGTTCTTCCTTGGTTTTCAGATAGTCGGCTTTTTCGTTTCCGGCGGATGCTGTTTTTTCACGGGCTTTCTTCCTTTGGGTTTAGGGTTTGGGCTTTAAACCGTTAATACCATTCAAATGGTAGAGGCGCAACCATTGCAGCAAGATGGAGCAGTCGGGCAAATTCAGTTGGTCTGCGGCAGCTTTTTGGGACATTCCCTACCCCGCCACCAGGCGGATTGCCTCAAGTTTGTATTCGACCGAATATTTTGTCGTATGCTTTCTACGTTTGATGCCACTCTCTCCGTGTAATCTGTATTTTGTCACCCATCTGCGTACCAATGAATCGGAAATAGAAAGATGGTCTGCTGTTCCCTGCCAAATAGTATTGAACGACGGCAAGTCGGAATTCATCTGAATATTTTGCCATAAAAAACTGCACCCCCTAAAGTCGGTAAGGTGTCCAACTTTTGGGATGCAGTTCAGAAGCGGTCTTTTTTTGCCTGCCGGTTTTGAATCATCCTCCGTGTATATTCCCTTGACGAAAAAAATGATGATATTACGGATACCAAAACTAAGGTCGTATCCGCCCCCCTACTCTCCCTAAGCAAAGAGATGAAACAGCGTATCGGCTCCCTGCCGGTTGAATTTTCCGAAAAAACGCGACGTAACCAGCATCAACATATATAAGAACAGCACAAATAGCATCAATACATCAGGCAACGAAAATGCAGAATAATGCACTTAATGGTGTTTGGATATCTGTTGTTTTGTGCTGTTAGTAATTCTTCTTTCTGTGTTTACAGTTTAGCAGTTGTACAGTTTTACAGTAATGTTTAAACAATGACTGATTTATTTTAAATGCAGATATTGTAGAGGATAAAAATGGCCAAAGTCCTTTCAGTAACATTTTTGATTTTTTAGCGAGCCTTCTCATTTCCCCGGCGAGATCGGCAATGGCAGCGGTACTTTGGCCGCCGATATGCTTAAGTTCAGTAACCTTACGCCACCAAAACCCTTGCTAGCTAAGGGTTAAACAGCTCACTTGAAATCTACTTAAGTCTAATCTAAACTATCCAATATGGATAGATTTTTAAACATAGGGCAAGCAGCAAAATTATTGTAGCTGAAAGCACAATCACTCGCTGGTGGTCTCAAACACGTGCCGACTACCTCGCCGAAAACACTATCAGCCGCGATAAACCGTGGGAAAAGCTCGTTATCAGCCGCCGCACTTGGTACTATCGCGGGAAACCGATGCTGTCTGAAACGCAACAGGAGAAAAATAATGAGCCGTTACCTGATTACCTTTGATATGGATACCAACTGCCTGAAAGACAATTACCACGGAAATAACTATACCAATGCCTACTCCGATATTAAAACCATCTTGGCTAGACATGGATTTGAGAACATTCAGGGCAGTGTTTATCTAGGCCGTGAAGGCATCAGTGAAGCACACGGAACAATAGCCATTCAGGAACTGACCGCTCGGTTTGATTGGTTTTACTCCTGTATTTCAAACATTAAGTTTTACCGCCTTGAAAGTGATTTGAACGCACAATTTATCGCTGATGGTGTGTATCAAGCCAAACAGGCTTTCCTTCAACGTGTTGAACAACTTCGTATATCCCTAACAGAAGCTGGATTGTCTGATGAGCAAATCAATCAGGTTCTGGAAAAACAGAAATTTGAATTGGAAAGTCCT